GCATGAGTTTTACGATTCTTTTAGTGAACAGGAGTTAAAAGTGTTCAAAATGAAGGTCCAGAAGCACACCTACCCTATCATCGCCGATGAGCTCGGGATCTCCGAGTCCAGTTGCAAGGTTTACTGGGCCAGGTCGCTTAAAAAAATAAAACGTGTCATCGAAACGGGTATATAGTATGAACAGTAAAGACATCGATCCCAAAAAGGTCCATATGCTGGCCAGCTTCGGCTGTACCTACGCAGACCTGGGAAAATACTTCGGATGTGACGAGAGCACGATACGCAAGAATTTCCGTTCTGACTACAATGCAGGCCGCTCGGAGATGAAGTTAAAATTGCGTACCACCATGTGGAAATCGGCCCAGAACGGCTCGATTGCCATGCAAATTTGGTTATCGAAGAATTTTCTAGGTATGCATGAGCGTACTGCGATAGACATGTCCGGTAATCTAGAAACGATCCTGCGCGAATGCGGGTTTGAGGACAATAAACCAGTTGATAAAAAAAATAATGAACAGGCAAAAGCTCTGGAAGATCTTGGGGTACAACCCAACTCCACAGCAGTTGCTCGTTCATAACGCCTGGTCAAAATTTAGGTTTCGCGTCTGTTTTATGGGCCGGCGCAGTGGGAAGTCCTACATGGCGGCCCATGAGATCATGCCATGGTTATTGACCCCAAAGACCAGGGGCTGGATTGTGGGTCCCAACTACGCCCTGGCCCAGAAGATTGCCAGGGAAGTAAAACAAATGGTCATGCAGCAGTTACAGTTGCCCTTGGAGACAAAGAAGGAAATAAATGGCGAATTATACTCCATGAAGATTGCCGGCCTGGGCAGTGAGCTCGTAGTGAAGTCAGCGGATGCTGCTGACAGTCTTATTGGCGAGGGTTGACCTTGCGGGGTCATTTTGTGGTGTTGATTACTTAATAATAGATGAATTCGCGCTCATATCACGCAATACTTATGAGCAGTATCTCCGGCCCACCCTGGCTGATCGGGAGGGCTGGGCATTATTCTGTTCCACCCCGCGTGGATTCAACCATGCATATGATTACTACAAATATGGAAAATCTGAAGAATTCCCGGAATGGGCTTCCTGGCGTTTTCCATCAACCGAAAGCCCATATTTCAAGGATGACCTAAATGAGCTCAAAAGAACACTCACCAAAGAAACATTCAGGCAGGAGATCCTTTGCGAATTCCAGGCATACCAGGGTCGTGTGCTCCCCGTGGACAGGTTTCAAACAGTTCGTAAAGACGTTAAGTATGACTCCAGTCGTCCAGTATACGCGGGAGTCGATCCTGGATACCGGCAGTCCCACGTTGTTATCTGTCAGTTACATAACGAAACCGACAGATTCGCCGACATTCATCAGATTGATGAAATCAGCCTGACCAACTCTACCACGCAGCAGTTAGCGGATGCTATGAAGGCTAAACCATATCATTATACGGCGATATTCGGAGATCCGGCCGGAAGCGGCACTAATTTGCATTCAGGCCGCTCAGATTGGCAGCTTTTTTCTGAGAATAATTTAAAGGTCACCATTAAGCGTGACGCGGTTACCCGGAATGTAGTCAGTGGAGTATCGCATATGCGGACCTGGTTTGAGGATGCGGATGGCAGGGCACATATATTTTTGAATCCCAGTTGCAAAGAAAGTTTATCCAGTTACGAAAACTATCATTATCCCGAGCACAAAGCGGAACAATCGTTAAAGCATGAGCCGGTTAAGGATGGCCGTGAACACGCCTGCGATGCGCTTAGATTTATGATTGTTAACCTTTTTCCCATGCGCAATAACAAAGCGGGAATGGTCGATTTCGTCTAGTAGTGTCAACTATTAACCCATATATATAGATATGCTTACTATTCCAGATCTTAGCGCAAATTCCGTTATTTCAGCACTAAAAGGCACCTTATCTGAGATTGAGGATGCCAGGACCAGGGAAGTTGATTACTTGCTTGATTGGTACGAGGGTACTGAGACAGACCGGTACATTTCCAATTATTTTGGCCGTGAGACATTGGCCCAGGCCCCCATCATTCAGCAGAATATCACTAAGCGTGTGGTTTCCATTCGTTCCATGACATTCAAGCGAAGCCCAAAATTGACTGTCAGTGATCGATATTTTGATGCTATTGACAATTTTACATTGATAAGCCAGCGCAGGATGGTAGAACGCCTTACTTTCTTACTTGGCTGCATGGCCTTCCGCTCCAGGTGGGATGAGCTTGAGAACAGGCTTACCTACGAAACAATTTCACATTTTACACCATTATTCTTAGCCGGGGACTCTAAAGACAGGCCAGTAGGCATCTGCTATCCAATCGAATACTACGGCAACGCTAGAGTGGATAAGCCACTTTTCGCAGTATGGACCGAGGAAAGATATGGTGTGCCCGGCAAGCATTACATGATCGACCAGCACGGTATGAAGATCAGTGTTGAAGGCAATCCAGATGATATTAATCCATACGGCATTCTGCCGGTGGTATTCAGCCACCGGTACCCCCCGATCCGCGACTTTTACGTTGGCAACGCCAAAGACATCGCAGATGTTGACCTGGCGGTCAATGTGGCGCAACTGGAGCTCCAGTTATGTATCCGGTATTCCGCGATGGGGATCAAGTATGTTACATCAGTTGATTCAGCTAGTGATATCAGAATTGGTGCGGACAAAATTATTTATTTGCCAGAAGGAGCAAACTTTGGGGTCACCAACAGTGGTGGGTCTTTAACAGAGATTGTAGATGCAACCAGGTTCCTGGTTGAGTCAGCTTTAAACAATAATCACATTCGCGCGAAGTACGCCCGTGATGATTCCGGGAATGCGCCGTCGGCGGCCAGTCTAAGCATAATCGAAATGGAAAATGTCGATGAACGCACAGCAGTGACTGAAGACACCTGGCGGCCCTGGGAGCACAGACGTTATGCGGTGGATCGCAGGATCATCCAGGTGGAAACTGGCGTAGATGTGGGCGACGATTATAAAGTTGATTTTCTGGAACCAAACTATGCCATGACCCCTGACATGGAGATCCAGTACTGGGATTGGCTTTTTAGTCGCGGACTTGCAGAGCCTATCGACTGGTACGACTATAAAAATACAGATTCCAATCCAGCAGACAGGCAGCGGTTTATTGAGCGGCAGGACGCAATGAAAGTCCAGCCGGAACCGCAGAATAATTTATTGAACAGGCTACAAAGTGCTAATAGATCAAGCAGTCAACAGTTATTCGGAAACAATTAATGCTTTTCAGGAAGAACTGATAAGCGGTGTTGAAAATGAAGAAGATGAATCAGTTCTTGAAGAAATCCTTGCCGTACTGGCCTTACTCAATTTTGGGAGGTTAGTCTATGATGAGGATGACGTTGCTGAAACTATGGGCCTGGTGGCCGGGATCGATACCTACATGGACTTCAGCGATAATTTATTGGATGGTCTGCCATATTTCGGGAACCCGAGTGAAGTTCAGATTCAGGCACTTAGACGTATCCACCGTAACGCGATCAATGGAGTCACGGTAAATGTTGCAGAGTCTATTCGCAGTAGTGTTGCCCAGGGCATTATCAGCAATCTTGATGGTGACCAAATCCGTGACCTGGTGCGCAATAATATTAAAACTACGGTTCCCAGGATAGATAATATGGTTGCGACTATGTTATCCAATTATGGCCGTGCTGTTGTGCTCACAATGACAGACGGCCTGCCGCCTGGAACGCTTTATAGTTATATCGGACCTCGCGATAATAAGAACCGGCCGGTATGCAGGCAGTTCTTAGATGAGCAGCCATTAACCAAAGCGCAGATACGCGCTATTAAACCAGATGCCCTGGAGGCGGCCGGTGGTGCCAACTGCCGACACTTCTTTATTCCTGAAGATGTTCAAGTTTGACAAGATACTGGATTTTAGCCAGAATGATATCAAGAAATATGCTGATGTCATTAATGCAACACATAAGGTGCAGATACGCCAGGGTATGGATATAGATGGAAATCCATTTAAGCGGTATACCCAGGATTATGCCAGGCGCAAGGCTGCGGGTAAGACCGGTAAGCGCGGCCAGATCAATTTCAGCACTGATCCGGTCAATTTTACGCTGACTGGCCAGATGTTTGACAAGTTCAGGGTACAGTCGGCAAAAATGCGTAATGACATTCAAATAAAATACGGGATTCGCAAGTCCAAAGCCGGCACCAAACTGGATGTGAATGACGCAAGGCGCAGAGTCGCTGAAGATCAAAAATTAGGACCGCTGGTTGAAGAGAAGATCGCGGTTGGTATTGCCGAGATGGTGGCAAGAAACATTTCTAAACAACATGGGGTACCGGTGGTGCTCCACATCTAGAAAAAGGAGAAGACAGTATGTCTGAAGCAGCACAACCGCAGCCAGCGGAAAGCAAAGAAGCGGCTTATGTCGAGCAGCCGTTAGTTGAACAATCAATATCGACAGAGGTGGCTCCTGAAAGCCAGGATAAGGACATAGAATCGCCCGACTATGGAGCCTTAGTACAGGAAAGTAAGAAGTATCGTTCCAGGGCGCAAAAAAGTGAGCAGGAACTCGCGAAGCTGCAAAAGCAGATTGATTCGGACCGTCAGACACAGATGGAAGAACAGAATCAATGGCAGCAGCTTGCGGAAGAACGCGCTGTTAAGATTGCCGAGCTTGAACCCATAGTTGAAAAGGCGAAAGTGGAAGAAGCTGCATTGCGTGAACAAATTCTTGCTGATTTTTCTGAAGAAGACCGTGATACGTTTGGAGACTTGCCTTTGAGCAAACTCAGGGCGTTACATGGTAAATTAATTCAATCACCCGCCCGCGTTAACATTGCAAACAATCCGGCGGTTGCCGGAAAAGATATCCCAGAGGATTGGACCAAAATGTCCGATGCTGATCGTAAGAAACACTGGGACCAGATTGTTGCGGGTTATCGCCGGGCACCTTAACTCTAATAAGGAGTCTATAAATGGCTAACTATTATGGCTTTACAGGTGACGTTACTCAAAATTCTGATGTTACTGTCTTTATTCCAGAACTCTGGAGTGCTGGTATACTAATGCCGTTAATGTAAGTGATTACATTAATTATGATTGCGGAACCGACCGGGGAACCTAAACCAGTAATGGCAAGGCAATCCGACCCGAAGGCTGTGCGAAGTGCAGCCAGGCGCAGAGACTACCAGGTGAAAAGATATAATCCTGGCACGAGTCCGCGACAACTAAAATAATTTTTAGTTGAAGATATAGTCCGATACCCGGTGAAAACGCCGGGATGCAGGATAAAGAGCCTGCAAAAAACACTTGGTCTATCGTTATTTTGAGAAGAACCTGGTTCTTAAGCCTTTCTTTGATGACTATTCCAGTTTGGTGAAGGGTCGTGGGGATACACTCCACATTCCTACCATCCAGGAAGTGGCATCTGCGGACAAGTCCGCAGACACAGCAGTGTCTTACACTGCCAATGTCGAAACCACGATCAGTCTGTCGATTGATCAACACAAATACGCTGCGAAGCTATTTGAAGACATTGCAATGATCCAGGCAAACGAACAGTTGTTCGACAAGTATGCCCAATCAATGGCATATGCTTTGGCTATTAATTTGGCGTTAGCATAAGCGATTATGTTAATTATGAGTGCGAAATTAAGCGGGAAGGCTACAGTGAAAGCCATGCTAACCCGAACTGAAGACTGGGTGCAAAAGCGCAGTCAAGGGCAGAGCGTAGATCGTGAAACTGCAATGCAGAATATAATCGATCCAAGAGTTCGCGCCTACTCAATGAGTAGAAAAGGTACGCCGATACCCAGTGGAAACGCTGGGATGTGAGATAAAAAACTCACTGTAACATTTGAAAGCTGTCGATACCAAGATTGAAGCTCTGCTTCAGACTCTGGGTACAAACCAGGACTTGGCTGCTAACAACAGTATGTCCAACGCTGATGTCGAAACTGCCCTGGGAACTCTGATGTCAAACGACATCCCCAAGGATGAATGCGCATTTTTTGTTAACCCATTAATCTACGCCGACCTCCTGAACGCGAAGGCTTTTATTGCTTCCGGTTCAAGTACTGGTGTTGGTTTTGGTGCAGATAATGCCGCAATGAATACTGGAAACGTAGGCATGCTTTTTGGCATTCCAGTTTTCACATCGTCACTTATACCGACGACTTCGTCAGATGGAATCGAGGTGGCGTACCTGGTACACAAGTCTGCGATTGCGGTTGCAGTGCAGCAGGATATTCGGGTACAAAGCGAATATGACGTTTCCTACCTGGGGACTAAGGTAAGTGAATTGCCGTCAGCATAAGTGATTATGTTGATTATGAGTGCGGAATTAAGCGGGGAAGCTAAGTTGAAAAATACGCCAACCCGAACCGAAGGCGAAAGCCAGGGGCAGAGCATAGGAGATGAAATAATTCTCCCACGAGGCCGCGCCTACTCAATGAGTAGAAAAGATATGCCGATACCCGGACGAAAGACCGGGATGCAAGATAAAAAGCTTGCTGGAACATTTGAGTCGCTGACATCATCTATGGTGCTGTCATTACTACCAGTAACCACGTTAAAGGAATCGAATTCTGTAACACCTAAACCTGGTTGTTAACGATACCCTGGCCGGTGCTTGTCATCGGCTGGGGTATATATATAGGAGCACTTATGATAGTACTTAGAAAAGAAAACCATTACATGCATACTGATTCTCGTGAGGTAGCGCAGGAGAAGGTCAATGATGGTTATGAAGTAATTAAAGACAAATTTGGCGGTCCCAAGATCGTGAAGCAGGAAGTAAAAAAAGCAGAACCAAAGAAGAAGCTATTCAGTAAAAAGAAAAAATAAACTTTTAGCTGGGCTCGTTCACGGTTGTGTCACAACCTTAGAGATTAGGAGAAGAAATGGCAACAAAATTCCACACATATTCGACGCAGGAAGCTGCAAATATAGTTGCAAAAAGAGCAGCAATACGAGTCACTCCGACAATCACAGGCGTACAATATTCCAACAACGATGTTTTATTTGACACCACAGAAATACCGATTGCGGTCGCTTATAATGGTGGCTGTTCTAAATTAGTTAATATCACAATCAATTCTAAGTCAGCGAGTTTATTCGATGCTCAACTTTGGTTCTTTCAGGTAAACCAAAGCGCAGGAACTGTGAATGCCGCCTGGAATATGAGTGATAGTGACTTTGCTACCGCTAAGAATCTGGGCTGCATATATATCTTTGGAAGCAACTTGCAACAGAACCCAGGAGGCGGTCGGGTTTATACCATTATGCAGGGCTACTCAGGATTCACGGACGCAACTAAAACATATCCGCAATTACCATTAATCTTACAAGCTGAATCTGATTCGTCAAGTATATATGTTGCTGGCAGAGTTTCCAGCGAGAATGACCCAGGCAATACAACCCCATCCTTTAGTGTTGGGGATATTGAACTGGTATTTGGCATTGATTATTAAGGAGAAATATTATGGCTAAACTACACAAAAGATCGGTTCAGGAAGCACTTAACGCCACTGTAGGCGGTATCTGGACTGTTAATACTGCTGCTACCGCAGACGCTAATACCGGTGTAACGGACACAGAACATTTAGCACTTGCTTCTACGACAGCCACCCTGGGGGTTTACGCAGCAGTAGAAATTTATTTTAATTTTGCAGCTACAGCAGTTGACATAGTAGTTGCCAAGGATTTGGTGATCCCAAAAAATACACTGACATTCCTCACGGTCCCGCGTGGCCTGGGCAATACAGTGTACTTCTCGTATCTATC